GCAAATGTCACAGTGGTATTGGTACAGGTCACCACGGTTTGTGCGCCATTGAATGGCACACCACCTACAGCAAATGCGCTCACAGTAATCAACTGGAATGGCAAATATGGAGGAACGTTTTGAGCGGTAAACGTCAATGTGCAGGTAACACCGTCACCTACTGCGCTAACACCGGTAATATTTGGCTTTGCTACCAAACTTGATCCCAATATAAGATTTTCCAAACAGATGATATTTGAAATGGTTGTAAAATAAGGACCAGCGCCAGTAGATGTTCCCAGGGATGGCCCCACTGAAAATGCCAAAGAAGTAGGCACACCTATAAATGTACTGTCTACTAACGCTCTGGTACTAACACTGAAATCATTGGCAGTTAGTCCAGAAGTGGTTACAAAGTACACTGTGTTTGCAGTTAGTCCTCCAGGCAACACACTGGCACTGAATCTCACAGGTTGACCAGCTGTGAGTCCGTGACTGTTTTTGGTAAACGTATTGGCCGCAGTGCTTATACTGGTTACAGTATTGGCCGCACCTGTTTCTACACCCGGCTCATACACAGTGATTTCTATATAATCATAATTTTCTCTACCTTGTGCCAGGGCTAGACCGTAAGGAACCATTGTGGGACTTCCCGACACCGCCGATCCAGTAAATGTGGTTATGCCTGAGCCTGTTTCTGTAGCAGAAATGGTAAATGTGGTAGGAGTTGGTGCAGTCTTGACATAGTATATGACACCGTCGTCAACTGTGACACCTGCAGTAATCTCATTGGGCAACACTGCGCCTGGAGGTTTGACAAATCTCACTTGATATCCTGCACGTTGTCTATGATTGATATCAGTGGTTATCACCCCAGTGCCATAGTTTATACCTGTGATAGTATAGGTTTCTAGATCATATGTGGAATCATAGTCTGTGAATTCCAATTGTCTGTAGACAAAATTACTGTCATTTAGTATCAGAGCAGTACTAGGTCTAGTTGCTACCTCTACAATGTCTCCGTGTAACACATGGAAACTGTTGTTTCTAATTGTAACACGTTGTCCATGGGGCACTGCTGCCAAAAGTCCGCCGCCGGTGCTGATATTTAATTTTGCACGTTTGGTGGCAACATCGCTGATCTGTGCCGTAGTGACAACATATCGTACAATTTGGCCTCCATGATTGATTTCTAATTCACTGTTCGGCAAAGGAAAGAAATCATCATAGGTCACATATAATATATTTTCTCCCTTTTCGTTCAACGTATCAACTGATGCAGCATAAACAGTTGCGGTCTGTGCAAGATCGGTGTAAAATCCTGTGGGAGTCGGAACTTCTAATGGATCACTGGCTTCCGCTACCAATGCAAAGTTTCCGTGAGCACTAGATCCACCCACGCTTCTAATCTGTCCACCGTTCAATGAATAGTAGGAAATTTGACAGTAGTAGGTAAACATACTCACAGCTTCGGCCAATCCGCCGTTGGTGGTTATAAGTCCGTAGCCTAGATCACAGACCTGGGTAAAGTCGTTACTAAGCATGGAACGATTACCGGGCATAAGAACTTCAAACACTCTGATAAAACTGTGTGTACCCGAGCCGGCACCTACAAAAGTCACTGCTGTGGTACTGCCAGCTACTGCGGCAACTCTGAATTGAGTAAGCGTAAATCCAGCCAGTAACACATAGTATTCTTGATTGGCAGCGATACCAGTTGGCAGTGTTCCAGTAGAACTGAATTTCACAATGGCACCTGGTTGTAGTTCGTGAACAGATGCAGTGGTTATATTTGGAGTACTAAATGTACAGGCACGTGATCCAGCAGCAGGTGTGTAAGGTGTCAGCTCATCCAAGATGAACTGAGCTGTGCTGAATCCACCTGTGGTAGCAGTAGCAGCACCTGTTCCAAATGTATACCCTCTAATGTAGTTTATTCTGTAAATTTCACCACTGACAATAAAGCTGCAGGGAGTATTAGGCGGTCTCAGCAGTCCCGATACTCGTAAAAATATATTACTGTCTTTGCTGTCTATGACAAATTTCTGATTGCCGGTGAATCCATCTACAAACATACCACCAGAAAATGCCTTGGCATTTATACTTCTACTAAAGGATGCAGATTCTTGACAGTACGGAGATTTAGCAAGGATTTGTCCCTCTGGATCTAATACCATTGCAAATCCACCTTGACCCTGGAAGGTCATGGCTCTTAGGATTACAGCATCGTTACACAAGAACATGTCCATATCGCCGTTGTCTTTGGGATAGTTTACTGTTCCACTGTTGCTGATAACATCAACTATGGCATTGGTCAACAATGTGATCACAGTATCGGATCCTACTTCTGCCACTAGACCTTCGTCTAGAGTCTGTAGTGTTGGTACTGTGGCAGTAGTGGCCACAGTACCGGACAATGTATACAGTGCCGCAATACTCACATTGTCGATAATGTCTTGGGCCAAGGTGTTGATACGTTGAATACCGGCCACAGTCTGACTCAGTTGCGCACCAATAGCTAGTGCAGGATTACTGCCCGGAACTGCTGGTCCCTTGTATTTCAATGCAGCAGAAATTGTGCGATTCTGTCCACTCCATTTCAAATCAAATACCATAGAGTCTATGATCAAGCCAACGTCTCTATAACAGATATCTTCATTGTAGTCAAATGCAGATGTAAATGGTGCAGTGTTTGTTAAAATTTGATTATTGATCCAACCTATGACCTGATCTTGAATAAACTTTCTATTCAATGTGATCAGTCGTGCAGCACTGGTATAGTTACCTTTGTTATTGATCAGGGGATAAACAGGCTGTGTGGAATCTGCTAGATAGTGATAACCATACAGTTCATTTGCCACAGTCAGTCCGTCTACCACAGGATCTCGTCTAAAATTCAAAAATGCCCAGGGACTGGAACTGTCAAAGCCTATCTGTGGTCTAATAATAGTTCTACGAAATTCATCACCTATTACTGCCACGTTTTGAGGCACACGTAATGGTAAATTTTCTAGGTAAATGCCAGTTTCAACAAATACAGAAATTTGAATACGTTTGGTTACATCACCGAATGAAATAACCTCGCCAACAACAAATTCACCACTGACAACATCAACATCAAATTCTTCATTGCCGGACGTGTCCAAAGTACCGTCGTGTGCTAGAATCTGTGCAAGAGCTCCAGACGTTTCCCCACGAAGATATAGTCCTTCTCGTATGTCTTTGGCTGCGTTAGCAGCCACTGTGCTCAATGCAGGATTTCCAGTAAAGTCTGTTCTGTAACCGCTGGTAAACAATCTAAATCTTGGAAGACTCACAAGTATAGATGGCTGCGAAGTAAACCCTGTTCCTCCGTTGGTGATACTGATGCTGTTTATGCCGCCGTCAACTGCGCTAACATCTGCTACACCAAAGGCTCCACCACCACCACCACCAACAAATCTCACTGACACTAAACCGTATCCAGTTCCACGGCCTCCCGAGTTAACCTGCACTCTGGCCACTTTGAATGTGAGATTTAGTGTGCATCCAGTTCTAACACCAACACTGCTGCCGGGACAGGTAGTGGCTGCTGGAGCCACTGGTGCGGGCAACACGCTGTAGTTGCCGCCAGTGATCTGTCTAATGGCAGTAACTGGTCCTCGTCCTCCTGAGCCGCCAGGACTAACCGACAGCACCTGATATCTTGCTGCTGTACCGGTACCAGTGGCCACAGTAAGTATGTCACCGGGTAGATAATTTAGGCCACCGCTGACAATTTCAACTGTGTCCACATTCATAAAAATAAATGCAGGACTGAAACCAGTGCCTGCGGTAGCACTGGTATCGTCAATTTCTACTAGAGTACAAGGCTCATCACCGTTGTTCCAAGTAAGAACTTTCTTGTAAGGGCCAATTTCTAACGGTGCTTCCAGCACCAATTCTTCTGCACGTTTAAGAGCAGCTTCTAGTGTCTTATATGCATAGGCCAAACTGCGACCTTGTCGGTCTAATCCAACACCTGGTCGATCATCTAACCCGGCTGTACTCACATACAGATTCACTGTGCTGCTATAACCGGAACTGTCAACATATCGTTTGGTGGCAGCTATCAAACCATTGTAGGCCACATCATCATCATCCACAGGGTCTCTTGAAAGTATCAACGGCCCGGTCATGGTACCAAATGCAGTGTTGGTTGTATTGGTAGCAGGATCAACAGCATCTATGCCCTGCAGGGATATCTTGGAATCTACATAGCCCTTATTGGCCGCCAGTCTGTTTGTTTCTGTGGCAGTGGATCCGTGAATTGTGTTTATTCTGCCAATTGAATCAGTGAGTTCAGAAAAAGATCCTATATCGGGTAAATTTCCAATAGGATATCTTACTCCACCACTTTGAGCATTAACTGGTCCTCCTAGATTTGGATTAGGATCGCCTGAAATATCTGAAAACAAGCTGTTGACCACAATGGAATTTTGACTGGTATCAAAATCAATTTGAACACCTACGCCAGCTTCTAGTTTTTTGAAAACCACGCCGTCTGTGGTATCATTGATCACAACCAACGCATTTTCATAATCGTTAGGAAATGATTCGGGTGTATCATCTAGACCTATGAATGTGAGTTTTTCACCTAGTCCTAGTGAACTATAGAGTTCTCTAAAGTTGTCGTTGACAGATCTAAAACTGTCTCTGATACTGTCGCCGGTGCCGTCGTTGCCAATTGCACCAATATTAATAATTTTTCTTGCCATAGCAGATCCTATGTGTTTGGATATCGATAATATTTATCCAAAGTTTTTATAAGCCTAATGTAAATACTAGATGTTCATACAGACCAGATCGCAGAAAAATCAATATGTTAGGTTCAGTAAACTGGGCAATCAACACAGTTATACCAGGACAAAAACCGTTGTGACTTTAAAGTGTGATGACTGTGATGCAGTGTTTGAAAGAGATCTAAAAAATATAGATAGAAAACGGTTGAATAACAACTACTTTCATTGTTGTTCTGGGTGCGATATCAAGAGATTTGCGCAGCGAACAGGAGTAGATCACAAGAAAATCTGGGATATGCCCGCTGACGCTGATCTAGATATTTCTAAACTCTAAAACTTTCACCGCAACCGCATCGATCACGTTCGTTGGGATTGACGAAGTCAAATCCCTCATTGAGCCCATTGCGAACCCAATCCATAGTTATCCCTTTTAGATACACTAGACTTTTGGCATCTACCAAAACAACAAAACCATCTTGAGCAAAATTAGTTACTCCAGTTTCGGGTTTGTAGTCATCTACGTATTCTAATACGTAGGCCAACCCACTACACCCTGTAGTTCTAACACCTATTCGAATACCCGCACCCTTGCCACGTTTGGCAAGTGTTTGCTTAATTCTTTTACAGGCTGTGTCGGTTACGGTAATCATTTACGGCTGCTTTGATTGCATCCTCTGCTAGAATACTACAGTGTATCTTTACTGGAGGTAGGGCTAGTTCTTCGGCGATTTCGGAGTTTTTAATTGCTCCGGCTTGGTCGAGGGTTTTTCCTTTGACCCATTCTGTAATGAGGCTCGAACTCGCGATAGCCGATCCGCAGCCATACGTTTTAAATTTTGCATCTGTAATAAGACCTGTATCATTGTCTACCTTTATCTGTAATTTCATTACATCTCCGCATGCCGGAGCACCGACCATACCTGTGCCTATGTTGGGATCATCTTTAGCAAATGATCCTACATTACGTGGGTTTTCATAGTGATCGATTACTTTGTCCGAGTACGCCATTGATTACTCTCCAGTTTATTAGCTTCCATATGTTTTTCAAATAGCTTTTTTTATCAGCCTGATAGTCTAAAGCCCAAGCGTGTTCCCACCAATCTACTAACAGCACAATATCATTTCTAATTTCGTGATTCGCAATGGTTTTGATCTTGCCATCTCGAGCTAGGTATGCCCACCCGCTGCCTTGTATTGTCATAGCAGTTTTTTCAAATTCTTCTTTGAAACGATCAAATGTATCAAAATGTTTTTCTATAAACTGTAAAATAGCATCATAGGGTCTATTGGCACCTTCTGGTTTTTGTAATTGACCAAAATAGATATTGTGTAAAAACGCACCAGCTTCGTTGAAATCGTCATCACCCTCGCCCTTGTTGTATCGATCAACATAGGCTTTATATAGTGTACCGTAGTGATAATCTATAGTTTCTTTGGATTTTATTGGCGCCAACTCATCGGGGTCGTAGGGCAGTGTCAACTGTATGAGTTTGTCTTTTTTGCCTTCGATTATAAACTTTTGAATGAATTTAAATTCCATATATGTATTTACCGCTAAATAAATTCCTAAGGAGATTTAGTATGATCGATTTATTAAAGAAACTATTTGGCGCCAAGCCAGCAGAACAAACTGCGGAAGCCCCATATAAAGCTGAGGCAGCACCTGCGCCTGTAGTTGAGGCAGTGGTTGTTGAGGCAGCACCTGCGCCTGTAGTTGAAGCAGTGGTTGTTGAGGCAGAAGCAGTTGTTCCAGCGGCTGTGGTTGAACAAGCACCTGCTAAAAAGCCTGCACCTAAAAAGCCACAGGTTGCCAAAAAGCCTGTTGCTCCAAAGACTGCAACGTCAAAAGCACCACCTAAGCCAAAAGCACCACTTAAGCCAAAAGTAAAGCCGGCTGCTTAAGACTTTGTTCATAGAGTGCAAAGCTGGATAGATTCTTAGCCTTGCTTTCGCACATGATGTCAAACGAGTCTCGAAAGCTCAGTGCCCATTCATTTACTGCTGTATTCCAGTAAAATTCTGAATGTGCTCTGAGCTTTTGTTTTTTGTAGCCCTGCTCTAAGAGGGTCGAAAGATTGGGACGGATATGTCCGGGATGGTCAATAAGACAGTCTTCCCGTGAAACACTATAATGTAAAACAGGGCGAACGCCACGCCAGCTATCAATAATCCGCTTAACACGGTCGTCAGTTGCTTCAATATATTCTCCAGAGTTAATCCAATGATGATGTATGTCCATGACCAGGGCACAGTCCTTGACCAACTCAATGCTAGAGTCAATGCCCCAGGTCATTTCGTCATTCTCAATGGTAAGACAGTTACGGGCTTCGGGTGTCATTTTGCTTAGAGCATCACGAACACCTTGTGGACCTTGCTTACCCGAGATATGCACATTGATCTTAAAGTCTTGAAACGTCTTGCCATAGCCCATCCAGCGAGCCATGTCCACATGATACTCAAACTCTTCGATACTTCGTTCTACAATACCAGGGTTGATAGATGCCAACACGCAAAACTGACCAGGGTGGAAAGACAGGCGAACACCGTTCTGGCGAGCCAAATCTCCCACTGTTCTAAATGCTGTTTCTGCATAGGCTCTAACATCGGGCTGCCGCCAAAACCACTTCCAACTAGGCTCAGTGTATACAGGCAGTATATCGCTGCTGAGTCGTACCATTCTAAGATCTTCATCTAGTGTTCCTACCCTGGCCACCAACTTGGTGCAGGCATCAATATTTCGTTTCATCAAGTCCCAAAGTCGCTGTTCTGCTTCTTGGGGATGTTCACGCAACCACCTAACTGTAGTAGCACCAGTATTTAAGTCACGGTCTTTGGCATTGATCTTCATGCCGTTGACTTCTTCAGGATCATTGATCCATTTGCAGGCAAAGCCTATGCGTTTAATCATAGTTTCTTTCATTAAAAAAAGACAGGTTCAACTGTGGGTTTACTTTGCAGAGCCATCATAATTTCTTGTTGCTCAGTATAGATTATTTCGCAGTCTTCTAATATTGATCTACGAACATCTGCAGGTAGACTGCACCAAACTTCAACATTATTATAGTTACCTTTTGTTTCGGGAGGTATGCATTCATCTATCCAACCAGACAGAGCCTTAAATGCTTCGACAGTGTTGCCAGGATGACTGCTACGTATAGCACGGTGAAAGTCATTGGCTAGCACCGCGGTAAAACATCCGCCCGGACTAAACCCATGAACAAGATAATTGTACATTGGCTCGGCAAACTCTTTAGGTACATTCCAGCGGTTAAAAGTTTCTAGGATACGATTACGACTGTACTGTGTTAGTTTCATCTTTTACTTTCGCTGAGATCACATTGGCGATACGGAAGGATCGCCATTCCTTTTTATCTAAACACCAAACACTCATAACATTAGGATTTTCTTTTTTAACTTTGGGAAAGTCAACGGGATTGTCTGTGTTACTAATATGGGGAGTAGGAGCAGGAATGAGCTCTGCCTTGAGTGTACAGGGCATAGCTCGAGTCTCGCCGTTGACTTTGGTAAATTCAACAACACACTCGTTTTCAAGAAGCAGAGTGCGTAATGCTTCGGGGGTAATAGTAGTCATGCTATTATTATAGCACAATCACCGCCAGTTGTCAACTACATACGGATCTAAAACATCGTGAGGATTTGGATCTCCGTGAAATACACAAACACTGCAATTGATTGGAATTTTTGGATTGATCACTGACTTGAAGTTTCGTTTACCGTCCTTCAACACCAGTTCTTCGCGACTGCGAATTTCCCATTTGTAACTTTGAATCCATTCTATGGGCCAAAACTTTATACGATCCTTGCTGGTTTTCCATATCCAATCTTGATCACCTTGCAGTTTTTGTGCTTCGTTTGGGTTATTATTAAATTCTTGATAGATATGAGTTTGTGATCCGTGTATCCAACTCATAACTGAACTATTGAGATAGGTCCACGAAGCATGAAATTTTCTATTAAAATCTTTGATACCCAAGAAACTATGTCCGTGACCGATTGCAAGACTATCAATATTGGCGTGTATTATCACGTCAAGATCAAAATATAATATTCTTCCTTGTATTGGCAGCCCAGGATCAAACATATGTACCTTGTGCCACCATATTTTTTTATAATTTTTCATAGGTTGCACAATACTTCGAACACCAGGTATGGAGTGTTGATCATCAGTGATGCAGACAAATTCATAAGGTACCGTAAGATGGCGGGATACCATGTTCCGAAGTCGTTCGATATATTCACGCCCGTACTTAGTACCAAATTTTACACACAGAACAGTTACTTTTTCAGGATTAGCATCACCGACACCAATTTCTTTTTGCAGATGTTGAGACTCTTTTTCAAATCTTCTAATAGCCTTGAGTCGCTTTCGTTCTTGTTTAGTTTGAGGAGGATTTAACAATTCCATCTATTTTTATAAGACTTTCTAACACGTTTTTAAGATTAGACAACATTATCATATTGGGACCATCGCTAGGGGCATTGTCTGGATCTTCATGACATTCCATAAACACTGCACTTACGCATCCGGTGGCCACTGCTGCCCTCGCGAGGTACGGGACCATAGTACGATCCCCTCCGGAGACTGAGCCCAATCCCCCTGGTTGCTGAACACTATGTGTGGCATCAAAGACCACTGGATACCCGGTGCTTGCCATAATGGGTAGACTACGCATATCAACAACAAGATTATTATATCCATGAGTGTATCCTCTTTCGCATAACATGATGCGGTCATTGCCAGTTGAAGCAATCTTTGTCGCAACGTTCTTCATATCGTGAGGTGCAAGGAACTGCCCCTTCTTGACATTGATGGCACAGCCTGTAGCACCTGCTGCCAACAATAGGTCAGTCTGTCTACAGAGAAATGCTGGGATCTGTAGTACATCAATGCCAGCTGTAGCACACAGTTCTGCCTGATAGCTTTCGTGAATGTCAGTTAAAACTGGCACTCCTAACTGATGTTTAACGGTATTGAGAATTTTTAAACCTTCGTCAATTCCAATACCTCGTTGAGTTGATATGCTAGATCGATTGGCTTTGTCAAAGCTGCTTTTATAGATAAATTTAATTCCTAAACTATCGCAGGTTTCTTTTATGCTATGTGCAGTTTCGAGTGTATGGTCTAGACTTTCAATTTGACAAGGCCCGGCAATCAATACCAACGGCTCGTTGTTTCCTAATTTTATATTATGAATGTTAAATGTACGCATATAATTATTTACCAATGTCTAATGGTGTTGGCAATAATAAACAGACAGGTTATAACATGAATAATTACCCAGAATGTTTTAAAGAATAGAGCAATTCGAGCTTCGCGTAGAGAAAGGATGGGCACATCTGGTCTATCCTCATCTGTTTGACCCATTAGGTGCCCGGTCGCCCGGGCCCATATACGTTCAAGCGAGTTCACGCAAACAGATCCTCATTCCATTCTCGATGACCTTCACGGAAAGCCATATTGCTCTGTGTCTCACGTACTTCTACACGATAACACCAAAGCCTAGCTGCTTCACCAGGACCCCACATTTCTGGAATGTAAACACCATTCACGTATTTGTAAAGCATGTCGCTTAGTGCTTCACAGCCTAGTGCCGGCAGGATAACAATCTTAGCCATATTCTTTTCTTGCAACATTTTAAATGTAGCAAGACATGGATCGTCTTGTGCAACAATTAGTGTATGATCAAATTGATCTTCCAGTGTCTTTTTAAGTTCTTTCAAACCACCATAGTCAGCCGCCCAATTGCGGACGTCTAGGTCGTTGGTGCCAAAGTAAAATTTCATGCTAAATGAATAGCCGTGAATTAGATTACAGTGACTATCACTTCTCCATTGCCTGTAAGCACAGGGAAATGCATCGTGATATTCTTTTGTCGAAGTGTACTTATAAAGTACG